CTGGTACAATTACTGTGGAAAATGATGGACCTCTTGGAGGAATTTCAATTGAACAGCACCCGACTGAAAAACTCTGGAACCCGGAACTAACATTTGGACACCTCTTGACCAGTACAAATTATGATGACTCGCAGGAACGCCTCGTCGGTGGTAGGAATGGGTACGGTGCCAAGCTGGCCAATGTGTTTTCTAAAAGGTTCACGGTGCGCATTCAGGATTCTGAAAACAAGCTAGAGTACACTCAGACTTGGGAAAACAACATGACGATTTGCCAGGCACCTGAAATTAAAAAGTACTCCAAGGCGACCTCACGGGTCCTAATATCCTTTGTGCCTGATTGGCCCAAGTTTGGTATGAAGAGTCTCGGGAGCGACTTTTTCATGATTATTGAAAAGCGTGTTCACGATGCGGGGTTCTGCACGAGCACCAAGTGCAAGGTTTCTTTTCAGGACAAGGATATTCCTCAAGTCACACCTGAACAGTACACCGCTCGATACTTGCCAGAGGGCACGCCCATTGTCACATCCAAGTCGGAACGGTGGACGGTGTGCATTGGTCCGAGTCATGGGGAAGGGTTCCAGCACGTGTCCTTTGTAAATGGTATTTGCACAAACAAAGGTGGTACCCACGTGGATGCGGTCGCGAGCACTATTGCGTATGGCATTGTGGAAGAGCTCGCGGCCAAGATTAAACTTAGACCTCAACAGATTCGTGACACCTTCTTTGTCCTGGTCCGGGCGACTCTTGTGAACCCCACCTTTAGTTCACAGGTCAAGTCTGAGTGCACCCTGAGGTCTCAAGAATTTGGAAGCAAGTTTGAACCCGTGGCCACCTTTGTCAAGGCGGTTCTAAAAACTGGCATCAAGGATTCAGTCTTGGCACTGTCCAAGTACAAGGAACAGGCTGAACTCAAAAAGACTGATGGGGGTGCACGAAAATCTAAAATTGTAGGAATCCCCAAGTTGGATGATGCCAACTGGGCCGGCACCGCCAAGTCTGAAAGGTGCACCCTCATAGTTACAGAGGGTGACTCGGCCAAAACTCTTGCGGTCGCTGGTATATCAGTGGTCGGTCGTGACACCTATGGGGTCTTTCCACTTCGAGGTAAATGTAAAAATGTTCGAGATGCATCCGTCAAGCAGCTCCTGGCCAACCAAGAGTTTAATGATTTGAAAAAGATTTTAGGACTCCAACAAGACAAGGTGTACACCGCCCTGAGTGAACTTCGGTACGGTCGTTTGATGATTATGACGGATGCAGATAATGATGGGTCACACATCAAGGGTCTCATCCTAAATATGATTCATTATTTCTGGCCAAGTCTTTTGAAACTAAACTTTGTGGTCAGCATGGTGACACCCATCATCAAGGCGACCAAGGGCACTCAGGTGAAAAGTTTTTATACAGACTCATCTTACAAGACTTGGTTCACTGGAACGGTCGGGTCTGCCAGTTGGCACATCAAGTACTACAAGGGACTCGGGACATCGACCTCTGTAGAGGCCCGTGAATATTTCAAAAACATCAAAACTCTGACGGTCACATTTGACATGGATGAACTCACAAAAAACTCTATAGTCCTCGCCTTTGACAAGACCAAGGCTGATGACCGTAAGAAATGGCTCCTAGAAAGTTCTGGGAGGACGGACCTCGAGGTGCTCTATGGTCAGATTGAAAAGGTTACGGTGACGGAATTTATTCACAAGGACCTTGTCAATTTTAGTCTCGCAGACTTGAGGAGGTCTATAGGGCACGTGTGCGACGGTCTCAAGCCATCTCAGCGCAAGGTGCTCCACGCGTGCTTTCTCAAAAACCTCAAGGAGGAGATGAAGGTGGCCCAGTTGGCCGCATATGTATCTGAAAAGACTTCGTACCACCACGGCGAAGTCTCTCTGGCTGATACAATTGTTCGACTCGCGAATGACTTTATGGGGTCCAACAACTTGAACCTTCTCGAGCCGGGTGGTCAGTTTGGCACGAGGCTTATGGGTGGTAAAGATGCTGCGCAGACAAGGTATATTTTCACCAAGCTGTCCCGTGAGACTAGAAAAATCTTTGACCCCAGGGATGATGCGGTGCTCACGTACCTTGATGATGAAGGCAAGTCTATAGAGCCAGAGTACTTTGTTCCAGTGCTCCCCATGGTGCTCGTGAATGGCACGGAGGGTATAGGCACTGGTTTCAGTTGTTACGTGCCACCCTTCAACCCCGAGGACATCAAGGCTAACATCTTGAGGGCTCTCAAAGGTGCACCCATTCAGCCAATGAAACCGTGGTTCAGGGGATTCAAGGGTACTATAGGTGACGATTGGGTCGCTCACGGGGTATTCAAGGGTCGAACAATTACAGAGTTGCCTCCGGGCAGGTGGACCCAAGACTACAAGGAGTTTTTAGATGGGCTCGTGGAAAATAAACCATCTCGGGATACATCAATGTTAGCACCACGGATGATGTAAGTTTTACAATTCAGGGGTTCGAGGGACCTGATGAAGAGTTTGTGAGCACTTTTAGACTGACCAAGGCTATTCACGGGACTAATATGCACCTGTTTCATCCCAAGTTTGGTATCAAAAAGTATAAAAGTGCCGAGGAGATACTTGTGGACTTTACAGAGATTCGAATTGAATTTTATAAAAAGCGCAAGGCTCACCAGCTCGCTGAACTCACCAAGCGTTCGATGTTGCTCGAGGACAAGGCGCGGTTCATAAAAGAGGTCGTGGAGGAAACCTTGATTATATTCAAGCGCACCCGTGCATCTATAGAAGAGGAGCTTTTAAAAAAGTTTCTCAAGGTGAATGGTTCCTTTGACCACTTGTTGCACATCAAGACGTACCAGTACACCTTGGAGGCCATTCAGGAACTCAAAGATGAGGCCACGTCTGCTCAAAAGGAGCTCGTGGACCTGCAAAAGATGTCCCTGGTGGACTTGTGGAAGAGTGACTTGAATTAATTTGGGCCCGCATAATAGATGACTGATAGTGACTTACGAGGTACTCAGGGTACCGGTTCAGTCTTATCACTCTCCGCCATTGGAAAACAAGAATGCTTTTTATTAGGCACTGACCAAATATTTAGAAAAACCACCAAGAGGCACACAAACTTTTCAAGGTGTCAATATTCCACAACTATCGGGGCGACTCCAGGTGTCGCCAACTGGCCATTTGGTCAGACTGTTCTGGTGACTTTGAACCCACAGCAAATGGGAGACTTGTTGACAAACATGTATCTCAGGTGCACACTCCCAGAGCTCCAAGACTGGGTGGAGTTTCATACAGTTTATGGTGACCAGCCAGGCAGAGGCATTCTTCAAAAAGCTACATTCCGCGTGGACACCCAAGAGATTGAAACAATTTACACGGATTGGAATATAATTAGGGACGAGCTTTATCTCACGGCTGAACAAAAAGATGCTATGAAAAATCTGGTGAACGGTGGCCAAGATGTTGGAACTTTACCAACTTCACCCATCAAGTCGGGGCCCATTGAACTCTATGTACCATTAAACTTTTTCTTTTCCAATAATTCAGAAACATACTTTCCAGTGTGTGCCATCTTACAGCAACACATTGTGGTCTCTTTAACTTTTAACCCTGTTCAATTTTTTAGCAATACACATACAGTGGTTGATTATCCAGGGTCCCAGTCCCAGACCACATGTGGACTTGGCTCATTTGACATTGTGTGTGAACAAATTATTTTGACACCAGAGGAACGCATTTCTTTTCAGACCGGTACGAAAGATATACTCATTGAGACTGTACGGCCCCAGCCCCAGCTTCAGATTCCCAATGGAGGAGTACCAAATATAAAAAACTTTTTGGTTCCAAGTATACCGGTGGAATCTTTTCACTGGTTTTTACGAAAGGCGGCATTCGAACAACCAACTGGTGACTTTTTAAATCGATTCAATTATAGCGACACCACGAGTTACAGTGTCACTGACCAAGCAATGAGCCCAATAATGTCCGATGCGGTCTTCTTTATCAATGGGGCTCCACAACTTGGTTTTATGGAGGACTCAAGTCGTGCAAATCCACAAAGTTCATACTACTTTAAATATCTCGAACCTAACAGCGCTTCTTTATCCAGCCCCACGCGAAACATTTATACTTATACATTTGCACTACACCCTACTGCGGGCCCTCTCACGGGTGCGATAGATTTTAAAACATTGACGGCTGATAAAAATTTTATAAACATGTCACTGATGAACACTGCAACAGATACATATGTGATGAACATGTTTTATTTGGGTTTAGTAACCTTGCATTTTACGGGGGGCTTTTTAACAATTTTACAATGAAGGAGGTCATCCTTGTTGGCTTGAATATAATCTAAAACGCCATTCTTGATGCACCACCTAATAAAGTTGAGTTGCGCAACAGTGGTGGTCACCTCCTTTCCCGGTGCACCAGGGACAGAGTACACAAATTTTTCAGTTCTACAAAAGGCGTCAAACAGTTTTTTACTGTACCCTTCTAGTGATGATTTATAGGCGCAGTGCACCGAAAAAGTTTTTCCGTCGCCCATTTTATATGTGAGTTGCTTCTCCTTGGAGTAATTTGTAATGAACCATTCAAGATTCCTGAGAGACACATTGCCGCGTTTCTCAAGAAGGATATTTTCAAGGTGCGCCGCATTTTCTGGTACCACGTAAAACTTGTTGATAGAATCAAGTAAGATGTCCGATTGACTCATTTTAGAATAAGCCATTGTAATCTATAACTAATGTTTTCTTTGGAATTTGACAAGTCGTGCACGCGGGGCAGTCATCTTTAAAAAATGGGGGCACGCCGTGATTGTGTCTCGGACCATCTTGAATAATTTGAATTGGTTGCACCTTTTTGCGTTGGTCATAATGTGCCATACAGTACCCCTCGTACTTGCCAGGTTTGTTACACCTGGACCCAACTTTAGTCGTGCCAATACAGTTTCCAGTCCCGGGACGACT